CGCACGGAAACGGCCGTTGAGGATATTGCTATTAAGACATTGCTTTTAGGCCTTAAAGCCTATGAAGAATCTCCAATGTCTGCTTGGACTTCTTGGATTCCCCAGGAGTGGATGGATAATGACTTTGTCAAGTCCACCATTCTATCGTTTGGGGAAGATGTAATTGGCCAGGAGGTCAAAACTTATTGTCAACGTATGTTGATTGCTCACACACTTTTGTGCCTAGCTGTTCTTCCACTCTTCGGATTGGGAGCAGCCCTCCTTACAGGCGCAGTGGGCTTCACATATTACATGGTGACAATTGCAGGAGTTATTGAAACAAAGAAAGAGGCTTACATGGCGCGATTAGTCGCATCACGTGAGACTTTGCCTGAGTTATTCAAAACTCTCAGAGATGAACACGTAAAATATGCGTGTGGGATTTTTGCCTCGTTGGGACTTTTATACGGGGCAGCGCAGACCTATAAAGCTCTTAAGACAAATATTTCGTGGCAGGGTAAACTTGCACCGAAGTCTGTAGAGGATATTAGAGAGCGCGACGCTGAGGCAAATGTTTGGAAGGTTGAGGAAATCAAGACCCTCGATCATAAGGGAAGTTTTTGCAACCAGGAATTTGCCCAGAAAGGTCTCCGCACCGCTTTAAGCATCGTGGAGATCGGAGATTATTACAGTGGAGCATTTTGTGTCAAAAGCAAGATGTTTTTGGTTCCTGCACACATTCTTCCGCAGGTCCCCACTGAAGCCAAATTTAAGACTACGTCAGGTAATTTCTCAACTGTTATTAACAGGAAGAGGTGTTATATTATTCCCAATACTGATGCAGCACTAGTGTATGTACCAAATGCACAACCAGCCAAGACCATGATTAAACATTTCGAACCAGATTACGTTCGACACCCAGTTATGGCAGTCATGCATGGAGTTGATGATAAACTCAAGCCCTTCAAAGATGAATTGATGTGGCAACATGCAAACGACGTGCACAACGGCATTGCCGTTTTCCCAGGTTCTTTTTATACGTTACGTACTATGGAAACGTACGAAGGGATGTGCATGGCACCCATTGTGTCAGATACAGTGGAAAAGAAGATTTTAGGATTCCACATTGGAGGAGTTACTGGCACCAGGCGAGGTTGCGGCTTCGCTCTTACTAGCGCACAACTTACTAGCGCATGTGCTGAGTTGATCAAGCTCAGCCCAACTTTTGTTGAGGCACCGCAGGCAGCAGAAATCCCAGATTCTATGATGGGAAAGGAATATGCTGTTAGTGGAACAGTCCACAAGAAATGCCCAACAAACTTTATCTCAGGAGACCCGGCGATTGTTGCTTACGGCACAGTTACTGGGAAGGCGAAATTCACCTCTCGAGTAATCGAGACGCCTATTTCTAAGATAGTGGAGGAAGTGACCGGTGTTCCTAATGTGCATGGTCCACCCAAATTCGTGAAGCCAGTTGAGCTGGAAAACGGAAGGGTAGACACGCAGAGTTGGAGACCATGGTATGAGTCACTAGAGGTATGCTCTAAACCATCTGTGGGATTTGATCCCGTTAAGGTGGAAGTAGCTATGGATGATTACCTAGCTGAAATTGAGCAGATGTTCAAGCGAGACAGTTCTTTACATCTCGCTGAAATGAGACCCTTATCACACCAGGAAACCATTTCTGG